CGAGATCTCGGGGCCATAGGCGTAATAACTGATAAAGACCCATTTACCCTGCCTCTTAATGCATTCACTAGGGCAAAGAACGTCAGGTTTGACCAGGGAGCCATCAGACGTGCTCCAGGCTTCCGTGATGTCAATGACTTCTCGTACACACCACGGCATATCTACAGTACGTTCAACGCTGGTGGTTTTGACCAGATCTATCTGATTACTGACGACTTCGACATCTATGAGTACGTCAACGGGACCACTACACAGGTACTTAACTCGGCGTTATCTGCGTCTGATACCCCTGTCACTGGGTCTCAGCTTGCAAACGTCACCTACTTGAACCGGGCAGACTCGGTTCCATACCACAGGAAACCAGCAGACAGTGCATTCACTGCGTTACCAAACTGGGACTCAGGATGGCGTGCAGCATCTCTAAGGTCATTCGGTGACTTCCTGATCGCAATGGACATGACAGAGAGTAGTACGTCATATCCAACCCGTGTTCGTTTCTCAGATATAGCCTTAGCTAACAACCCTCCAGGCAGCTGGGATGCTACAGACACAACCAAGTCTGCAGGTTTCAACGACCTGGTTCAGATGACCACCCCTATCATCGATGGTGCCACCCTCGGTAACAACTTCCTGATCTATTCGTCAGACCAGGTGTGGTCGATGGATTTCGTAGGTGGAACATTCATATTCAACTTCCGTAAGCGGTTCGATGACGCTGGTGTCATCAGTCAGAACTGTATCGCTGAGGTGAACGGTAAGCATTATGTCTTCGATAATGACGACATCTATGTCACTGATGGCCTCTCGAAGCAGTCTATAGCTGACGGGCGTGTCAGGGATTACATCTTTGCAGGCATAGACAACAGCACAAAAGAGATGTGCTTTGTTCAGTACGACCAATCTAGAGATGACGTCTATTTCTGCTACAGGTCTGGCGATGACATGTCAGTCTTCACCGAAGAAGACGGGTGTAACCGGGCAGCGGTCTTCAACATACCGAGTAACACCTGGACGTTCATAGACCTTCCAAATGTCGTCAGTGGGTCCACGGCCAACGTAAGCACAAGCTCAACCTATGCGAACTCAAGCCTAACTTACGGTACAGCTGGTGGAACTTACGCATCCCAGGTATCAGGGTACAACCGACATACTCTTATGTTTGGACGCTCGATGGCATCAGAGGGCATAAGTGATCACAAGCTCTATGCGTTAGATGGTATCGATGAATATTCGACTGTCTCGAAACCACTGAACACTGTGGCTACACAACCAGTGTTTCTAGAGCGTATCGGTATAGACCTGGATGAACTCCAGGTACCTCTCTCTGGCTACAAGAACATCCGAAAGATGATGCCTCAGTTCTCCACTGTGGCCACAGATAAGACCTTCGATGTCACCATGGGTGCTGCCGATCTGCCGAATTCCACGCCAAACTATGGTTCTACATACAACGTCGATAGCGGTATCGAGTATAAGATCGACTCCAGATCAGCTGGTAGATATCTGAGCTATAAGATCACCAGTTCTACCGAGAAAGACTTCGATCTCAATGGATTTGACTTCGACATCATAACGACTGGGAGACGTTAGCGATGGCGGTCAACAAAGTCACAGACATCACGATCCAAGGTTACTCTCGAGGATCTATTCCGGACGTTCCAGAGGCTCTCAGGTTGTATGTTGATCAGGAACTCCAGGAGATCGAGAACACCATAAGATCTGTCATAGAGGGTTCCATCCAGGTCCTGGACAACCCCCCTGACAACCCGAAGAAGGGTATGGTGAGATACGCCGTGTCTCCATGGGACCCATTAGGGGACGGAACCCAAGGCCTGATGGTCTACAACGGTTCTGCTTGGGTGCAGGTATGATCTTAAAACAGGATCTCGAGCTAAGGACTTCTATCATGAAGTTCGAAGCTATGATGATGTATGGCGTTGAAAAGGGCCAGATCAAGGACGAGACAGATAAAACAGAACTAGAGCATTTCTTTACGCCCACGGACGATGACTATGGGTGTTCGACCTATGCTAGGCAGTTATTTATGCCAAAGGGCATGGTCGTGGTCGGTAAGCTTCACAAGAAGCCTCATCTGACTTTCTTAATGAAAGGTACCATCCTGGTGGTGTCAGAGAACGGTGGACGTCAGCGTCTGACTGGGCCTCTGACCTTTGTTTCTCCAGCTGGTGCAAAGCGTGTCTTCTACATCGAAGAGGACACCATCTTAACGACAGTACATTTAACCAAACAGACCGAAGAAAAGGACTTAGACAAAGTCGAGGAAGAGGTCATCAGCCCAACTTACGAAGCAATGGGGCTCGAAGAGCCAGACCTGAGTGGTCTGAATGCTTTTCTTGAACAGAAGGAAACCTAAGCATGGCATGGGTAGCAACAGCGGCAATTGGATCAGCCATCATTGGCGGAGGTTTGTCGTATCTCGGTGGGAAGCAGCAGTCAAAAGCTATCAACCAAGCAAACGCGATGAACAATCAGTATCTGAACGCAGCCATGCCTTACGTCAGAGATAACCTTGATCAGGTTAATCGAGACTATAGAGATGTCAGAGACGTTGGTCCTTACCAGGGTGAGACATACGCAGACCCTAACAAAATGCAGCTCGATGCAAACCAGGCCCTCTATGGATACGGTAATCAAAACCAAAGTCTTGGCCAGAGTATTATGGATCGGACTGGTGGTTTCGTAGACAACCAAAACAACCTGTTCGACGCCTATTCAGGCATGGTCAATCGACCTGACATGATGACCAAGGCTGACCAGTTTGCCCAGGACAACATGAGCCCCATCGTCAAAGCCATGATGCGTGACGACACACGTCGGCTCGAAGAGCAAACACTGCCTGGTATTAACATGTCTGCATCAGGATCTGGAAACGCTAACTCCAGTAGAGCAGGTGTAGCTTCAGCAATCGCAGAACGTGCCTATGGTGATCGTCTGGCTGACGTAAGTTCTGACGTCTACAACAACCTGAGAGACGCAAGTCTGCGTCAGTCGAACACTGAGTTCGATCAGTCGTTACGCTCTCTTGCTGGTGCAACTAACGCCAATAATAACCTCGGTAACACCTTTAACATGGGTAACAACATGGTCGGTACGGCCATTAACAACCGTCTCAGTGCTGGGAACAACCAGAACGCCTGGGATCAGGGCCGCCTTAACGCCGACAGAGCTGATTTCGACTACCAAACTAACTACTTGTATGACCTCGGGAAGGACTACGGTTCTTTCTTAGCCTCAGGTTCACCAGGTCAAGGCAATTATCGAGTCAACAATGTTTCACCAGGTGCAGCTGCTGTTGGTGGAGCTATGGCTGGCTATGGTTTTGGTAACCAAATGGGCGGGAATATATTTGGTAGCGGCGGTGTACCCAGCACGATGATGTATCCGTCCGGTGGTATGGGTAACTTCGGCGGCGGTATGGGGATGTGGACATAAGGGAACGATAGAATGAACTTCTTTTTCAATCCAAACCAAGGTCCAGGTGTCCTGACTAATAACTTCGGACAACCAGTACCGCAGGGCTACATGAGCCCCATCATGCAGGCCCAGGCGATGCAGAATGGTGCCACGGGTAACGCTCGAGGCTCCGCGAGAATACCTCAGATGCCTAACAACCGGATTGGTATGAACGAAGCATTGATCCGAATGGGTGGTAATATTGCTGGTGCAGCTTCGAATGGTAATTTAGCTGCTTTTAAAGCTGGTACTGACTCATTTGGTCAGGTCATGGATTACAACCGCCAGGCGGACATGGATCGATACAACGCTGAATATGCACAAGCAAAGGCAGAAGAAGATAGAGTTCTCCGTGAGCGTATCGCTCGTATGAAAATGAAGGCCAAAAAGAAAGATGAGGCTCAACCTGATTTCTCACAGATCAATACATTAGAAGGTCTTTTGAAAGATCTTCAGTCTCGAGATGATTTGACTGGCCCTTGGGCTGGTACTGTTGGTGCTTTCATAGACAATAAAGGTTTCAAGTGGTTAGGAGCTGACCCCAAACTGGCTGCAAAGCGCCTTAAACTTCAAGAGATCAAGGTTGATTATGCTTTAGCTAAGATTGCCCAAACGAAAGGCGCAATTTCAGATCGTGAGATGAAACTCTTCTTATCTCCTACACCTGACATAACTGACACTGAGCAGAAATGGATTGATTGGTTAAAACCTCAGTTAGAAGTCCTCAAACAACTTCGAGACAACGGCATTACCAAAGAAGCTGCTGCCATGAAAGGTATCAAGCCATCTGATTACGGTGGCAGTGTGGATGACCCCATAGATGCCTTGGTCGATAAGTACGACCCAGATCCTGTCGAATATTAACACTTAGGAAAAACTTATGGCTGATTTAGAACGCTTGAAACGCGCACTTCAAGCGGCTGATGCCGCTGGTGATACCGCAGCGGCAACTAAACTGGCAAAAGCTATAAGATCCTACAAAGCCCCTCAGCAACAGCAGCAGCCTAATAACAATATCTTCGATGGTATTACTGACAGTGCGATGCGTATTGGTCAGGGGCTCATAGATCTTCCTGGTACTGTTTTAGACGCATTTACAGGAAAAGAAGACACTAGATTGGTTCTACCTGGTGATCCTAAGCAGCCTTTAGGTATCGATTGGTCAAACATTGGTAATGCTAAGTTTGTTGGAAACAGCCCAGAGGTAGAGAAGTTAAAGAACCCGTTTGGTTTTACTGGAAATGAATTCGATAACGCATCTAAGTTCATCAAAGACAAGCGTAAGGAGCTTAACTACAGCCCTACAGTCTCTTGGGAGCAAGTTAAAGACGACCCATCAGCTAGTAATGTACTAGCGTTCATGGGTGAGGGGGCAGTTACCTCTTTACCTGATATGGTCGCGGCATATCTAAACGCTCCAACATACTTCTTGTCATACATATCTCAAATAGCGGAGAAGAGAGCAGAGAACGACGGTAGAAAGAACCCCACACCAGAAGATCTAGCTTATGCAGTTGTAGCATCTGGGGTTATGGCGACAGCTGAAAAGATTGGAGCTACATCTATACTTGGGAAGACTGCAGGTAAAACTGCACTGGGTCGCACTGGTACAGCTTCCTTTAAGGAAGGTGGTACTGAGATGATCCAAAATCCCGTTGAGTATGCTGGTGAGACTGTAGGTACTAAAAAGGGATTTGAAATTGCCGAAGCCGCAGACAGAGCAGCTGCTGGTATCGTACAGGGTACAGGTGCTGGTGGTATGCTTAGAGGTGCCAGGGAAACAGCTGGCGCAACCACACGTCTTTTTAAAGACAATGGTGACTTAACCGACCCAAGTAATATGGACCCAGAGTCTGCAGCTGCTGCTGGTGACTTCGCACGTCGCCTACGTGAAATCGCAGATGCTAATGGTTATGACCTAAGAGACGTTGACGCTGGTTCTACTAAAGGTGCTCGAGAGGCTGTAGACAAAGCACACATCCAGATGACTGAAGAGCTAAAGAAGCTCTTTCGAGACCTTGGTGGTGCAGTAAAACCGACTGACTTAGAAACTTACATAGAAACAGCAGACAAGATCCTGGCTCAGGCTGCATATCGAGAGGCCAGGAACAAGGCAAAGTCCACCGTCGGTAAACAAGAGATCGATGCTATGCGTCGACTTGTTGGTAATACAGCTGAAGGT